TCTTTAGTAAGGAAGGATTCTCAGAAGAGTTCTGTGAAGCTATTAGACAGAATACTGAAGACGTTAACGCAGAAAGAAAGCTTAAATTCCAGCAGGAACTAGAAGAAAAGAGAATGATTATAGGGCCGTTGATGGTACCTAACAAGCTTATCGAAAGAATCGATGAAAATGGTACTCCTTACTATGTATACTTTACACCAGAGACTATCAAGAAGATTGCTTATAAATTTATGAAAGACGGTCATCTTAAGAACTTCAATATCGAACATGTATCTGAAGATGTAGTAGATGGAGTATCTGTAGTAGAGTCTTGGCTTGTAGAGCATCCAGAAATCGATAAGACTACCCTATACGGAAAAAAATACGAAAAAGGGTCCTGGGTAGCGATGGTAAAAGTCGATAATGATGAGATGTGGGATAGAGTTAAAAGAGGAGAATTTGCAGGATGGTCTGTAGAAGGATATTTCGTAGATAAGTTACTTGCTCAGAAAGATACGTTTGTAGAACCTAGAGCAGGTGAATCTGAAGCTGATTTTATGGGTAGATGTATTCCTAAATTGAGAGGTGAAGGAAAGACTCAAGACCAGGCTTTAGGTGCATGCTACGGTATGTGGAAGAATAGGTAAAATTGACCTATTTATTATTTGACACCGTTATATTTATACGGTTAAAAAACGTAAAAAATCAATAAAAATTAAAATGAACAAAGAAGATTTAAAAGGCCTAGTGAAGCGCTACTTTGGTCTAGTGGAGGCTGTTGAAAAGCCTACTGCTAAGATTGAAAGTAAGGAAGCTTTTGCTGAGGTTAAAACTGCTGACGGAAACGTCACTTTGTACTACGACGGCGACTTAGGCGTTGGTACAGAATTGAAAATTGAGGATGCTGAAGGTAACATGATCCCAGCACCTGAAGGAGATCACTTTATCGTTTATGATGAGAAGCAGTGGAGAGTAGTATTAGATGCTGCTGGAACTATTATCGAATTAGACGAAATGGAAGCTGAAACTGAAGCTGGAGAAATGGCCGAGCACGGTGAAGAAGAGGAAATGGTAGACGTAATGACTCCAGGTAAAGAAAAAGGTCCTGCTAAAATGATTTCTTTTGAAGAGATCGAAGAGATTGCAGAAGCTGTTGCTGAAGTAATGAAAGAAGAAATGGCTAAGAAATTTTCTGAATACGAAGAGAAGATCGAAACTATGTCTAAGACTGTTGAGTCTTTTTCAAAGCAGCCAGCATCAGAAAAGACGTTACCTAAATCTAACCGTAACAACAACCACGGGAAGCCTGAATATAAAGCTTTCGACGAGAGCAGACTTGAGGCGGCTATGGAGCGTTTTGCTAAGAGGAAAAAATAAAATAATCAAAAAAATTAAAATTAGAAAAAAATGAGTTTAAATGTATCAGCTCTTGCAGATTTCAACAATGAAGTTGCAGGGCTACTTTTGCCAAAAATGATCTACGCGGGCAATACTGCTGAGTATGTGACCGTTAAGGAAGGTATCAAATACAAAGAGCCTTTGAACCTTTTCGAAGTAGATTTACAAGTTCAAGACGGATTTGGATGTGTAACTAACCCATCTGGATCTGCTACTTTCTCTCAGAGAGACCTTGAGGTTTGTCAGAGAACTTCTTACGATGGTCTTTGCTTGAAGGATATGGACAAGAAGTACTTAGGTATTTCTGCTTTAGAGCCAGGTTCTTACAACGAGACTTTCGCTATGGCTAACACTTACGCTGAGTTGTTGGTTAACCAATTCCAGAAGAGTAACGACCAGTTTATCTGGGCTGCTCAGTCTGGTTCTAACGCTTGTGTAAGCGGTCTTAAGACTATCATTTCTGGTTCTACTACTGGTGTAGCTGTTCCTGATGGTTTCACTGGTTCTTTTGATGCTTCTACTGCATTAGACAGAATGGATGCTGCTATCGCTGGTTTGTCATCTGACGTTGCTGACAGAGACGACTTAACCTTCTTCATGAGCGTATCTAACTTCAGAAAGTATGTAACTGCTATCAGAAACGAGAACAGCTTCTACTTCGATCCTGAGTCTATCACTAACAGAGGAAATACCCTAGATATGATGTATCCTTTCCAGAACATCAGAGTAGTAGGTACTGTAGGTTTGCAAGGATCTGATCGTATCGTATTAGGACCTGCTAAGCATATCGTAATCGGTACTGACTTGACTTCTGATTTGGATGAGTTCCAAATGTGGTATGATATCAACAGTGATCAGTTGAAGCACAGAATCAACACCAAATTGGGTGTGAACATTGCTTATCCTGAATTCTGGGTGTCTAACGATTTAGCCTAAGTCTAACCTTTAAAAAACAGAAAGAATATTATGAGCACATGCGACATTACTTCAGGATTTACCCTTGGTTGTAGAGACAATACAGGTGGTATCAAGAATATCTACATTCTTTCTGGTTCAGTGGATACTGTTACTGATATATCTACAGGATTGATTGGTAGTTTAACTGGATCAGGTTCGTTCTACAAGTTCGAATTGTTCCGTCAAACATCTGACTTTTCTGAGGCAATCACTAGCACTCCAGAGAACGGTACAGTGTTCTATGAGCAGACAGTAAATGCAGTTTTCTTTAAACTACAGTCAGCTACTAGAAATCAGGTTAGAGTACTAGCTAAGAATCCAAATTTGAAAGTTGTTGTTGAGACTAACAACGGTTCAGAAGATACAGTAGGTAAGTTCTTCTATTTAGGAGAGCAAAACGGTCTACAGCTTTTGAACGGTACTGGTCAAACAGGAACTGCTTTCGGAGACTTAAACGGATATAACCTAACATTTACCGGTCAAGAACCAGAACCGGCTTCAGAAATTTCCGGGTCAACTACATCTTTTGCAGGTGCATTGAGCGGAATTACTATCGCTTAAGATAGACAGACACATAAGGGGGTAAGGGTTTTGAGCATTTTCAGACCTTGCCCCTTTTTTTTTAAACATATATGATACAGTTAGATAAATCAAGAAACACCCAATCAGTAGTCTTCTGGCCATCAGAAGCAATTCCTTTTAGTGGTTCATCACAGGTGAACTTTATATGGAATCAAGATTATAATCAGCAAACGGGATCATTCTTAGGAGAGATCGTATCTAGAAAATCATGGATTGTAGTATCAGTTTCAGGGTCGGATGTTCCGGCTCCTACTGGTTTATACACTCTTACTATTAGAGATACAGATGGAGCTTTAGAAGATCTTATATGGAATACTGCAGATTTAGATTGGGAAGATGCTGATACGAATTGGAATGTAGCACAGACAGGTACTGGCTTAGGTACGCTGTTAACTACGGAAAGAGCAATGGTATCCGGATCAAACGAAGTCTCACTGACCACATATGTTTCACCGAATGAAAATGCTAAATACACAACATATACATCGTAAGCAATGAGCAATTTTAAATTTCAAACATTACCACGTCAGTCAGCTAAATCGTATGACATGCGTGAAAAAGCCAAGAACCACTATGTGCGTTTTGGTAACGACAATCAATTTCCAGATCACCTTATAGAGTTATACAACAATTCCTCTATTCACAACACATGTATAAATGCTACTGTTACAGCAATTATCGGAGAGGGTCTTACCTCTAACCGTCAAGAACTGCTAAACCGTGCAAATACACAAGGAGAAACTTGGAACGACATACTTCGTAAGGTAGCATCAGATTTAAAAGTATTTGGTGGCTTTGCCTTAGAGGTTATTTGGTCAAATGATGCCACTAAAGTAGCTGAGGTTTATCATATTGACTTTTCTTACTTGAGAGCAAAAGAGAAGAATGAAAAAGGTAGGATTGAAGGTTATTTCGTATCAGACGAATGGGCGAAAGGAACTTATAAAGTACAGTTGGAAGATATGCCATATCTACCAGTTTATAACCCAGATACAGCAAGATACTATCCTAACCAAGTTCTATACTACCAACCTTATCGTCCGGGACAGAACTATTACCCGTTGCCGGATTATGTAGGTGCTCTTAAAGTAATTGATTTAGACAGAAACGTCGACAATTTCCATAACAGTAATATTGAGAATGGTCTTGCACCATCTTTAGCAATCACTACTTTTACAAATGCAAATGACGACGAGAGACAAGTAATCGAGCATATGTTAAGATCTCAATGGGGAGGTCCTAATAATGCTGGTTCTTTATTCTATATGGATGTAGATTCTCCAGAAAATGCACCTAGAATTGAGCCTATACCTCAAAATGGTGCTGATGACTACTATGTATCATTAAACGAATCTACAATGCAGAAAATATTAACTGGACACAGAATCACATCTCCTATGATGTTAGGTATCAAAACTGCCGGACAATTAGGAGGAAGAGAAGAGGTTCAGGATGCTTATAGATTATTCCTAAACACGGTTGTTAGAAACTTCCAACAGGCTATCTTATCAGCATTTGAATTAATCTTTGATCAGAACTACGATGATGTAACTTTAGGTATTCAACAGCTTGATCTTTATGCAGGTAATGAAGAGGATGTAGATGTAACTACTTCTATCGACTCTGAAATCGGAGAAGATTCAGAATTAGAACAGGAAATTGAAAAAGCTGACGAAGAGAACTTTGAACCAGGGTCTGAGGAGGCGGATGTTTTACCAGGATAAAAATAACACACAATGACAGATACTTTACTTATATCAGAAGCAAAACTAAGACAGTTTACAGATATTAATGATAACTTAGATAGTAGGTTTATCACTTCTGCTGTTATAGAGTCTCAAGATATCCACATTCAAAGGATTATAGGTACTCTACTTTACAATAAGATTATGTCGGACATAGATTCTGATAGTCTCTCCGGTAATTACAAGAGTTTGGTTGATGATTACATTCAACCATCCTTACTCTATTGGAGCTACTACGAATGCCTTGAGGCTATCTATATACGTCCACGTAACAATGGTCTACTAAGATCTACCGGAGGAGATAATTCCGAATCAGTAGATCTAACAATATACGAAAAGAAAAGACAATCAGTTAAGAATAAGGCTGAATGGTATAGTGAAAAGCTAACAGATCATTTGATCGAGTATCAAGGTAACTTCCCAGAATTGACTGAGAATACTAAACTTGACGAGCAGGTAGCTGATTTCGGTATACAATTCCGTTCTCCGATTGTTATGAGACAGAATACTTATGCCCCTTATTTGAGACAGTTCAAGAGAATGGGTATGAGAACTTATGATTCACGTTATCCATATCTACCACAATAATATAGACCATGAGTAATTTTACAGGACAAAAAATTAAAGACACCTATCAGGCTCTGCTGCAAATCTCAGGGTCAGATACCCTTGCCGACGGTACAGGTAGTGTAGTCACAAACTTAGACATTTCGGCATCTTACGCTACTACTGCTTCTTATGCAGAAAACGGAGGAGTAACATCTCTTATAGCAGGGGATAATATTTCAATATCCTCCGGTACAGGAGATATAACTATCTCAGCAGTAACATCTTCCGCAGTAAGTGTAGATACAGGTTCTCTCCTAAGTAATGCTTCTTTTAGTAATCCAGATATCACTTATACAAGAGGTGATGGGACAACCTTTACAAAC